CTCTTTCATTTGATCCATTATCAAATAGTTCATGTAATCTTTAACACGTTCAGACTGTTGTTCTGTTGCAGGATTTTTGACACCTATAATTTGTGTTCTTACTGGTCCATCTGCAGGTAATAATTCTTTGTAAGCTTGAGCTTGAAACTGTGTAACTGCTTCTGCAAGAACTGGGTGTGTTGCACCTGAAGCTCCTTGAAAAGGCTCAGTTCTATTTTCGTATTTAAATCCTAAAAGATCTAACCCAGTTGTATATGCTTGCTCCCAGTCTTTTCTAGAAGCTTTGTAGTCCATATAATTTTGAACCATCTCGTTTCCAATTGGTTCTAAATTTTCCTCTGGTAAAATATCTGCTAGGTTATCAAAATGATTTTCTGTGCCCGGTATGTTTATAGCTCCCGGTTCAAAGTCGATCGTTGCTCCACCATCTTCTTCTGGTATTACTTCAACGGGTCCTTTTTGTTCTTCTGGTTCCTCAACACTAATTTCCTCTGCTATCTCTTCTTCTGAAGGGATTTCAAGTTTCGTACGAGTGTTAGGGAGTCCTTTATCTATATCTGCCATTTAATACTCCTATCTATTCTTACCACGTTTCATTAAATAAGACAAGCCTTGTGGATTAGGTCCCGACTCTGGTGGCACTCCTGAATCTACACCTGCTTGTTTTGAGATTCCTCCACCTGCTCTTTTTAATCTGCCAACACCAACACCAAATGGACCGAACATTTCACGTTTAGCGTTGTACGCGTATTGACCATATTTCATTTTACCACCACCTGCTTTATATTTTTTAAAACTATTAAATATCTCGTCATCTATCTCTCTTAAATATGCGTAGGCATCATCGGTATAACCGCCTGGTATAGTTCCGCTTTCAAAACTTGCACGACCACCTTTTGCTGCTGAGAAACCTCTTAACCCGCTTCCCATCATAGATAGATCAAGATCAAATGGATTAGCAACGTTTGTCTGACCAGTTATCTCTCTTTCCATATCACTAATTACATTTTGTGGTTTTTCAACTACACCTTTATTTAAAGGTTCACCCATTGTGGCTGATGCTCCATAAACTTGTTCAGGACTTGTTGCTGCTGCAAGTTCTGCCAAAGACATATTTTTTATAGCTTGTTGCTGTTGTATGTAATAATCGTCAGGGATTTTAAATCCTTGAGCTTGTGCAACTTTTGCTGCTTGTAGCATTTCTGCCTCTGATGCAAGTAATAAATCTCTAGGCAATAGATCAGTCATTTTTTTATTTAATTGTTCTTGTGTTACTTCAGGTGCTCCTAATGTTTCTACATCGCTAGCATCTTGACCAGTATCCCTAAACATAGATTTTAATTTTGTTGTAAGAGATCTTGATTTTCTTATATCATCAACTTCATCTTGCATTCTGTTCGCATATATTAGTTCTGCATCTGTCATTTTAAATTTTGTATTCAAAGCATCTGTTGCTTGTTTGATTTGATTATCAAGATTTCTAACATCTTGATTTAAATTACCAATGTAATCGAACTCACCACCTCCAGATAAATTTTCTAGATTATCTCTTTGACTTGTTAGGCTGTCTATCTTTGCAAGTTGATTTTTATAGTCAAGAGATCTACCAATGATGGCTGCAGTTTCAGGGTTCATTAATCTTGTAGCTTCCATCATCTCAGCTAGTTTAGTTTGATCACCTGGTAATAAATATTCTGATGCTCTTAACAAAGCTTCGGTAGGTTTATCACCCATCGTTAATCTAATCGTAGCATCAGCTGCAACGTACATCGCTTCAGGTATGATACCAAACTTTATAAGACCTCTACCCAAACCTCTTGCTCTGTTTGCAAACGCTGCGAAGTTTTTAAGTTGTGTTGAGTTTGCATTTTTCATTCCAGAATTAATTAATAGTGCACCTTCTTCAGCACATTGATCTAAACCTTTAGTGCCAACTTTATAACCTATTCTACCACCCTCTTTATTTCCTTTTGCACCAAACTCCACGGCGCACGAGCCACGACCCATCGATGCTAAAAGTTTTTTAATTTCTTCGGGAAAAGTTTTTGTTACTTTTTTATAAGCTTCTGTTTTTGCTTTAAGAGTTGTTTCGGGTTGTAAGTTTGTTATTTTAAGTGAGCCATCTTTTTTAACGTCATATTTCAATCGCCCTGGAACATATTCCTCTGCTAAAGTATTTAATTGATTTATAATGTTTGCTTTATTTTCTAATGATGCGTTTTTAAATTTTTTTATTAAGGCTGTTCTTTTTCCAGAAAAACCCTCTTGACCTAATATTCTGTTCTGTTCTTTTGTTGTAGCTACTAAAGCTTGTAAAGTTTGTCTTGCAATTTTAGGATCTCCTAAAGCTTTAGCTTCAGATAAACCAAATAAATGATCTTGTGCTACCACAAATTCTGGTGGTAATTTTTCAACATTAAACAAACGCATAATTTTTTGAGAGTCATTTTTTTGTTTTTGTATTAAAGCATCCGCTTGGCTTTTATCTAAACCAGCCAAACTAGCAACTTCGTAAAAATTATTGAGCCATCTTGTCCAACTACCTTGATATTTTTTAAAATATGCATCTGCTTTTTTTCCAATAGATTTTTTAAAAATATCATTAATACCTATTTGTCTTCCACCTGGATTTAATGCTCTATTGTTTAAAACTTCTCCCATAAAATAAATAACATCATCATCAAAACCTTTTTTAAATTTTCCATAATCTAAAGCTGCTGTTTTAGTCATAGACCCTGCACCACCTTCGACTTTTCTTGTTAAGTTCCAATCTAAGTAAGAATTTATTTTTGCCTTAAAATCTTTGTCTTTTAATTTATTTTTAAAAAAAATCTTTTGATAAGATAGTAATTGATTTCTATCTCCCGCTCTGGTAAAAGTTACACCATCATAAATTTCTCCTCCAATTTGAGGATCTCCATAAATTGGAAAATTATCTTTAATAAGCGAAAAATCTTTTCTAGAAGTTCCATATTTGTTTGGATTTTTTTTAACCTCTGCGTTAAAATCATTTAATAAATCATTTTGAAAATTGTTAAATTCTCTAACATTATATTTGTTTAAATTTTTATTTAACCAATTTTTAATCCATTTATTTTTGTTAGCCAGCGTACGTTGATTAAGCACGTTTCGCTGTGCATACATTTCTTTTAAATTTTGTTTTCCTTTCTCCATGTTTGCTTTAACTGTTTTTTTTATTTCTGATTTGTTTACAAACTGTCTTGGATTGTTTTGTCCCTCTCTAATTACATACTTTCCTTTGTCTGGTCCCTCGATAACTTTTTTATATTGTTTTCCGTCGATAGTTATTGGATCACCTAGAACTCTTCTTTCATCTTTATACCCAGGTCTAGATCCGTCAGCACTTGGTTGCACTAACATACCACCACCGGCCATGTCTTTACGACTTATCTGATCGGGTCTTGGATTGTCTTTTATAAATCTGTTGACTGCATTTTTTGTTTCAACAAAAGCTGGTAGGTCTGGTTGTTTAATGTCTTTCGTTCCTAACTTTAAAAATTTTTTAAGTATAGAGTTTTGACTCGTTAGTTGCTTATATACCTGACTTAATTTGTACGGGTTCATTATTCCCCTAACATTCTAGCGATACCACCACTTGCTTTTTTAATTGATGGTGCATCACCTTTTGCTTCTTCTATAATTTCTTTTTGTACTATTGCATCTAGATCATCTGCTCCTGCTTCTGTGCCATCTGCATCAAATTCTACTTTGTATTCTTCATACTCATCTGCACTTCGATAACCTTGACCAGTTTCAACATCAACATCAGCATCACCTTTTTTATATTCTAATACAGTTCTATCTTCTATGGTGTCAAAAGATTTATCACCGTAAGTTCCAACTCCCATTTTATCTTTTTGAATTCTCATATCACCAGTGTTAAGATCTTCAATCAACTCATACTCATCACCATTCTTACCTGTGTATCTGGTAATCTCCACTCTTTCTTGATACGTAACTTTATCTGGCTTACCAAGTCTTTTAATTTTTTCTGCAAGCTCAAAGAAATATGGTGGTGGTGTAGAAAGTGTTGAAGAATTTATTGGAACTTTTTCTACAGCTTTAGGTACAGCTGTATCTGAAAATCTTAATATACCAGATTTAGCAGCTGCTGTTGTGCCAGCTCCTATGCCTAGCATTTTTAAAAACTCTCTTCTAGCTTTGTCAAAGCCACCAACCTTATAACCTATACGTCCGCCTTCTGCAAAACGTCTTTTATATTCAAAACCAATACCAGTATCATCTCGTCCAAAACCTTTGTTGATACCAAAATTTAATTCACCACCGCCAATATCTTTTGATCCACCAATTTTTGCTCTATTTAAGTCAAACATTAACATTATGTCTTTTGACAAAGGAACTTTAGCAGGATCAACATTTATCATTCTTCTAATTATTTCTTTTAAAGCTTCTTCAGGATCGTTTGTTTCAAAAGAACCTAAACCCTCTTTCAAACCAACACGTCCACCTGTTGCAGACTTTAATCTATCTTTTGCCATGATTTGATTTAGTCTTAATATGTAATCGTCATACTCTTTATCACCTGGTCCAGGAAACTTGACCGGTGGATTCTTATCTAAAAATTTTTTAAATTGTTTTTGTTCATCTAATATTTTTTGTAATATTCTTGCGTTCTCTGCTTCTGGTGAATTACCAACTATGGTTTTTAAAAAGTTTCTTCTCTCTAAAAATTTTTTTAACGAACCGCTTTTTAAACCAACACGTCCACCGTCTGCTTTTTTATCCATGTAAATGTTTTCGTGTAAACTTAATAACATCTTTTCTAAAAATTCTGGATCGTTTTTGTATCTTTCTTTGTACTCTTGAGATATCTCTGCAAACATTTCATCTTTATTTTTTTGTCTCTCTTCTTCGTTCATGGACTTTAATTTTTTCTTCACTTGATTAGTTACTAAAGCTCCAGTTGCTGCAATCGGTATGACCTCACCTGCAACCTCTGCTTCTTTACCGGCCTTAACTCTATCCTTAACGCTTTTCAAATAATCTGTGTATGCCTTCATAGGACTTTTTTTATTTGCAAAATCTAAAAGTTTTTTTATTGGACCAATACCAAACTTATATTCGGCACGTCCACCATCTGCTTTATCATCACGTAATTTTTTCTGTAGATCTGTTATCTTATCAATTAATGGTTTTGCTCTTTCTCTAAAGTCAGGGCTATTTGGATTTAGATTACCTAATTTTGTTTCTGTTCTTATAATTTCTTTTTTGATCTCTGACATGTTTGTCGTGTCGTAGTCATCAAGAGTATAAACGTCTGGTCTTTTTCTTTCTTTTATTTTTTCAATCGTAGCTTTATTTTGTGCTTCTAGGTTTGCTTTTATTTCTGCCTCAGTCATGTTTTTTAAAGTTTCTTCTTGAGATTGAAATGGAGCTGCAATATCTTCATCACCACCTCTGCTTCCTGGTGGTGGTAGATCATCATCAACTGCTTTACCACCCATAATCTTAGATCCTTTTGGTATTTCTTTTCCTTCAAGATCAAATACTTTTGCTGATGAAACATCTAAGTTTCTTATTCTGTTTGTTTCAGCCTGATCTATTTGTTTGAGTATATTGAAAACTTGGTCAGCGTTTTTAAAAGCGTTTGGATCAACACCGTTTGACATTAGTTTTTCAGCAAGAATAGCCGTATTAAAATCTACTAAATCTTTTTTAGGTAAAGTTTTTATGATTCCGGTTTCACCCTTCGTCATTATTCTAAGAACTAATTGCCTGATTGCTTCCATTAATAATAATTCCTTTTAGTTTTGTTGACTTGCTCGTCAACGTAATCTTCAGGGTGTTGTATTAACCCACCTTG